TATGGTTCTGTGAGATCCGAGCACGTGAGATGCTCAACTACGGGCAGTACGCTACCCATCATATGAAGAATCCGTTTTTGTCTAGGAAAGAACTAGGCAAAAGAATAGTCGTCAACTTAGATGAACTATTCGCAGAACAAAATAAAACATTCATCTAAGGAGAATAGAAAATGGCACCAAAGCCAAAGAAGACAGCAAAATTCCCAGCGGGAGAACGTCCTAAGCAATTATCATCATATGCAAAAGTTACTAAATCAGCAGCACGTGCTGGGCTAGGATTGTCAGGACCTGAAACCCCTAGAGTAATTCCAGCAGGAGAAGCTGCTCGTCGCGCTAATGTAATTCGTAACGCTGACAAGCGCATAAAGAATACTTCTGTAGCTGGCAGCAAAACATCAACAGCATACTCACCAAAGCCTATGAGTGCTGCTGCTAAGAAGAAGACTGCCGCTGCTGGTAAGGCAACAGGAGCAAAGACAAAGTCAAAGTCATTAGCCTCTAAGGTTGGCGGCGTAGCAGGATCAGTTGCAAAGCGTGCAAAGACAGTAGCGCGTGAAGTACGCGACGTTAAGACAGCGCTTGGAACATCACTTCGTGACCAAGAGCAGAACGTTCGTAGAGCCGCTATGGGTGTAGGACCAACAAAGAAGAACGTTGGCGGAAATTTAAAGAAGCAAATCAAAGAAGTTGGATCTGCTATTAAGTCAGGCAAGAAGGGTACATCTTCTGATATGTACAACAAGCCAGGAGCTTACAAGTCAGGCACAAAGCGCAAGTAGTTTTATCCCCCGTTATTAGGAGTTCCATTGTTATCAGTTAAAGAGATTGACGCGAAACTAGCGCGTTTGCGTACCAAGTACGCTCCACGCGACCAACGTATGCGCGACGTTCTTTCTGTACGTCAGGGAGACTTGTCTAAAGTTTTCCCATCAATGTTCTCCGAGGATTACCCAAAGCCACTCGTTGCTAACTTCATTGATGTAGCAGCACGTGACTTGGCCGAGGCGGGTGCTCCGCTACCTTCGTTTAACTGCTCAGCAAACAATATGGTTTCTGATGCACAGCGTAAGGCAGCTGACACCCGCACTCGAATCGCTAACTACTACGTTTCATATTCTAACCTTTCACTACAGAACTACAAGAATGCCGACTGGTACAACACCTACGGTATGACTATCGGTATGGTGGAGATGGACTATGAGGATAACAACCCTCGTATGCGCCTACTTGATCCAACCGGTTGCTACCCAGAGATGGATCGCTTTGGTCGCACACTTTCGCTATCACAGTTGATCGTATCTGACGCTGACACAATCGCAGCACAATACCCAGAGTTTGCAGAAGCGATCCTCAAGAAGAATAACTTCCAACCAGGATCTCCTTATATGACTATCGTGCGTTACCACGATGCAGAGCAAGATCTAATCTATCTGCCACAGCGTAACAATCTTGTCCTATCACGTGTACCAAACCCAGTAGGTAAGTGCTTAGCACGTGTCTATATCCGTCCATCACTAGATGAGCAGGCACGTGGTCAGTTCGATGATGTACTAGCAGTACAGCTTGCACGTGCTCGATTTGCTATCTTGCAGATCCAAGCAGCTGAGAAGTCAATCCAAGCACCTATTGCTATTCCACAAGATGTGCAAGAACTTGCTTTGGGACCTGACGCTATTATGCGTTCTGCTAATCCACAATCTATTCGCCGTGTTGGACTAGAACTACCACCTGGAATCTTTACTGAATCAGGTGTGCTAGAGCGTGAACTACGCCTTGGTGCTCGTTACCCAGAGTCACGTTCAGGTGAGATCAACGCATCAATCGTTACAGGACGTGGTGTTCAGGCACTACAGGCTGGTTTTGATACACAGATCAAGGCAGCACAGGCACAGTTTGCACGCCTCTTTGAAGATCTTATCGGTCTTTGCTTTGAAGTAGATGAGAAGATCTTTGGATCTATTCAGAAGACAATTAAGGGAACCGATGACGGTACACCTTATACACTCAAGTACATCCCATCACGCGACATCAAGGGTGAGTACGGAGTAGATGTACGCTACGGAATTATGTCCGGTATGGACCCTAACCGTGCAGTTATCGCATTACTACAAATGCGTTCAGATAAACTTGTATCCCGCGACTATGTACGCCGTGAATTACCGGTGGAGATTAATGTTACCCAAGAAGAGCAACGAGTTGATATCGAAGAGTTACGCGACTCTCTACGTATCGCTGTTGCTCAGTACGCTCAAACCATCCCTGCGTTGGCATCGCAAGGTCAGGATCCTTCCTTGGCTGTTACTCGCATTGCTGAAGTCATTGCGGGACGTCAAAAGGGATTATCGTTAGAGTCAATCGTGGAGAAAGCGTTCGCACCAGAACCACCTCCACCAGCGCCAATGGCCCCAGAGATGGGTATGCCAGGAATGGCACCTCAAGTTCCAGCAGCAGGTGAGGCCCTAGCTCCTGCCTCGCAGCAACCTCCACAAGAACAAGCTGGTCAGGCCCCTGCTGCTGGTCAACGTCCCGATATAGCACAACTACTAGCCGGTATCACTGGCGCAGCATAAAGGAAAGGAGGCGCACTATGAACAAAGGATCACACGCTAAAGCTCCAGTACAACCTGTAAAGGTTGATACAAAGGCTGGTTCAGTCAAGGGTGGAGACGTTAAATTTGGATACGCTCCAGCTGCTCGTAAAGGCAAGAACGCTTAATTTAACTGGAAGGTGTGCAGGGCGATGAATGACTACGACAAGGTTCCCCGCCCTGTACGCTGGACAGATTTCTTAGTGATATTTACAGGTGCTATATACAATCTAGCGCAAGTAGTAGAAGCGTTCTTTTCAGAACTATATGATTTAAGTATTTACCATTCTAAACAACAAACTAAAACAATGCAGGCGTGGGAAGATATGACCGCCGACTTAGAAAATTTACAGGAGGGAACAGATGGCTGAGAATCCTATGGCTGGCGTTTCAGGTCCTGGACCATATGCAAAGCGTACAGATGTTGGAACCCCAGAGATGAAGATGGGTTCTATCGCTTACGGAGAAGGTGTCGAGACGCAGGATATTAAATCTGGTGCTCCACTTTCAAAGACTCCTGATGCAGTCTCAGAACCATCAGATAGATTACGTAAAGAGCAAGCACCGGTAACAGGATTGTTTGCAGAAACAGAACGTCCAAACGAGCCTGTTACTTCAGGTATTGATATGGGCGCTGGAGCTGGATCATCTGCTCTACGTATGAACAAGGCTACAAATAAACTTTCAGATACTTTAGCGGCAATGCTTCCATTTGATACTACAGGAGAAATCGCTGTTCTATACCAAGAAGCACTATCGCGGGGTAACTAATGGCTGATAATCTAAAAGCAGCCGCATACGCTGCTGGTTTAACGCCAGAACAAAAGCGTGAGATTGATCTTCTTTCCAAGAAGGTAAACAAGCACAAGGAACTCCTTAGCCTACCTTCTGATGTTGCACAAAAGGCAGCTCAGCGTATGCCAGTAGATCAGCAAGAAGATATGGTCAAGACATTTGGCCAAGAAGATCCTATTGAAAAACCAGGTAAAGGTTGGATGTCAACGGCATTCCACTACAATCCTTTAACGCTAGCCTTTAAGGGTCTTATCGAAGTTGCTGATGCAACTACTCGTGCATACCGTGCTGTTGCTATTCCGCTATCACAAGGTGAACTTGGGTTTGCTTGGGATAAAGCAAATGATAAAGGCGACAAGGTTTACAACGAAGGTCGTATTGAAAAGGCTAAGAGCCTCTACGGTCAAGATGCAGTAGATATTGCTATGCGTATTAAGTCTCGTGAGAGCCTTGCAGATATCGCAGCAACTGCTACACCTGAGCAGATGAAGTACATTATGCTTGCAGATCCTCAGAATAAAGTTATTCCTGGGGTAGCAGATGTAGAGACAGAACGTGCATTATTCAACGAAACCCTTGGGGTCGTAGATCGTGCTAAGTTCTCACCAGGTCGTCAACTTGCTAACGCTATCCTTCCAGAATCACTTGAGAAGAATGGCCTAGTCTATGGCCTTACATCAGGTGTAGTAGATACAGCATTTCGATTCTTTGTAGATCCACTAGTAGTAGCTTCTAAAATACGTAGTCTTTATGTGGTTGGTAAGTACTCACTTGAGGCAGTCACCGGTGGCAAGAAGGTAGCAGAGACTTTTGCTAACCCAAAGGTGGCAGCATTCTGGGATACATATGGTGCAACGCTAGATCGCTACACCAAGGCACAAGCTCGCTCTCCTAAAGAAGCAGCGGCAATTAAACGTGAACTAGAGATCTTGGCTCCTGAATATGGTCCAGAAGTTATCCGTGCTTTCCAGAAGAACCAGATTACCAATGCTACATCAGCACGAGCATTCTTTGAAAACACAGAAGAAGCAGTAGCAGTATTAGCAGGATCTGCTGGTCGCAAGCGTGTCATTATCCCACGTCTTGATACTGGTCGTCAGTTGCGTATCGCAGCAATGACCGGAGCAGACCGTGTATTTAACGTAGATAGAATTGCTCCTAGTTTTATTTCAAGTATGTTTGGAGATCTTCCAACAACTGATGGCGTATCTAAGGCGCTTATTGATGGCAAAGAAGAGATCGTTAGCCTTGTAAAAGGCACCGGTGGTAAGGGAACCCTACGTCTATCTAGCGCATCAATCGGTGCTCGCATTGATAGATTCA